CGGCACCCTGTCGAACGCGCTCCCGTGGCTCGCCGCCGCAGCGCCGACCGCCGCCGCCCTCGCCGCCGGGTTCGCCCGCGTCATGGCGCTGCCCGCCGTCGAGCTCGTCCTCGACCGTTTCGGCCTCGGCCTGGTCGACGACGGGAGCAACGACCAGTGACCGACCCCACCCCGCATCTCCCCACCGACCCGGCCGTTGCCGTGGCGCTCGCCGAGCTCCGCGGCACCGTCGAGACCGGGTTCGCCACCGTCAACGGGAGTTTGGCCCTGCTCGCGCAGCGCACCGACCAGACCGACAAAACCCTCGGCGAGCACGGAGAGCGCCTCACCGCCCTCGAACGCAACCGGTGGCCATTGCCCGCCCTCGCCGCCGTCACAGGCCTCGGCAGCATGGCCGTGACCCTGTGGCAGTCCGCGCACTGAACGCAGCACAACGCCCCCCGTACGGCCCTCACCGGCCGCGACGGGGGGCGCCTTTGTCGTATCAGGAGCGGGCCGGAACGGTGCCGTACACAGCCACCCAGCGATCACCGCGCATGATCACGTCCGCCGTCTCGACCGCCCGCCCCGTGGCCTGGTCGTAGTACGTCCGCTCGACGAACAGCACGGGCGCCGCCGGGTTGATGCCGAGCGCCGCCGCCTCGGCGCGCGTGGCAGCGCGCGAGCGCACCCGCTCGACCGCCTCGCCCACGTCGACGCCGATCACCCGCATCCGTGCCGCCACGCCGATTCCGGCGTACGGGCCTGCCTCGGGGAGCACGATCATCGACTGGCCGGTGACCGCGATGGGTTCCCACGACGTCGCGAGCTGCACCGGCACGTCATCGGCGAGGTACACATACTCGGTCCGCATCACAGGCTCACCCTCACGGATGCCGAGACGCTCGGCCGTGGCCGCGTCCGCGGTCGCTGTCGCCGAGTCGTGCCGCCACGTTCCGGCCGCGCCCTGCTCGGCGACGCCCTGCCCGAAGGGAGAGTCTTCCGGCTGCTTGCGGTGCCGTCGCACGAGCAGCTCGGGCACCTCGGTCCCGCGGACGTAGTGGCCGGCCCCGTGCCGGGAGATCACTAGGCCGTCCTCGACCAGGACCGCGTACGCGCGGGCGCCGACCGAGGGCGACACGTCATGCGCGCGGCCGAGCTCGGCCACGGACGGGAGCCGATCACCGGGCGCGAATTCGCCACCGACGATCCGGCCGCGTAGCTCCTCGGCGATCACGAGGTACGGCGCCGGGTCCACCACGGGGCCCTCCAAACGGGGGAGTTTCGGAAGTGACGCACCTGACAGACTACGCACCACAGGTCTACTCTTCGAGATGAGTTCCGCTCTACTCACAGAGCCGGGGGGACCCGTCATGTCTGCACGCCCAACTGTCGACAGCCTGCGCTCGGCCATCGAGCGCGCGGCCTGCGATGTGTCCACCGTGAGCAATCGCGGCACGTACGTCCGCGTCTATGTGGCCGCACCCCAGAGCGCTGAAGCGTTCCGGGAGCTGCTCGACGTCCTGCTCACGGCGGACGCCTGGGGGAGCAGCGACGGCACGGGACAGCTCCGTATGTGGGCCGCGCTGGTCGTGAGGAGCGAGTCATGAGCCCGCGCCCGAAGATCCCGCCCGCGGATGAGTTGACGTACGCGCAGCATCAGGGCTGGGCGTGCGTCTATTGCGGAGCCACGCTCCGGGACGGCGTCAGCGTTGGGCGCGCGTTCGCGAAGATCGCCGAGGCGCACACGCTCGATATCGAGGTGTACGCCTGCAAGGTGCCGTGCATCCGGTTCACGGGAAGGCGGACGCGATGATTCCCGCGGTCCCGATCTGCTGCCGATGTGATCAGAGCATCCAGCCCACCGAGCAGGCTCGCGAGCACGTGCACGACCGGCCGTCGGGGGCGCCACTCGTTGAGTACAGCCATATGGGCTGGCGGTGCCCTGCGCCCGTTCGTCACCCCGCTCCCGCCGCCGGCGTTGAGGAGCGCCGGTAGCGGGAAGGGCTCGCGGTTGGCCGTTCCATCCGGCCGTGAGCCCGCATAAGGACGACCCCCGTGCGCCGATGCCGGGGGTCGTTCTGTTGTTAGGGCGCGGTGAACTCGACGGATGCCCCAGCCGTGCAACCGAGAAGGGAGCGACACGCGGCACCCCCTGTGCCGCGCTGGTTGTTGGTGCCAGGATCGGGGAGGGGTTGACCAGGGCGCCGGACGGCCGGAAGATCGGACGGCCGGAAATTGGTCTACACCATGCGACGACGATGACCGCGTGTTGGGAGTCTTGGGAATGAGTAACGAGCGTCCGTCCATCGCCAACATGCTCAAGTAAGCAACTGGCGGACGCTTGTTCTCTGACCTGGGGTTTTACGCCTCGGCGGTGACGGCCTGGTGCTCGGCGCGGTCGTCGGCGCGGTGGCCGATCGGCGCCGGTTCCGGGTCCCACACCGGTACGGGCACGGCGTACGCCTCGGCCGAGTCGCTGCTCGGGCCGGTGCCCTTGGGGTACGCCCACACTCCGCGGATGAGCTCGCGCAGCATGTTGCGGCGGGTGGCCACGGGGGTGATGTCCCATCGTTCGACCAGGCCGCGCATCACGGGTACGAGTGCGGCGCGGTCGACGTCCTGCTCGTCGGCCTGGTGCTCGTCGAGCTCGGCGAGTTGCCGCGCGTTGGCAAGCTGGTCGGCCGTGAGCCGGTCGCGCTCGCGGATGTATGAGTCCTCGGGGATGATCCCCCGTCCGACCAGACTCGTCTGCCGGTCGAGCTCGGCCTCGATCTCCGCGAGCCTGTCGCGCAACAACTGCTTGGCACGGGCGGCGCGGTCGGCCGCGGTGCCGGCCTTCTCGGTCCGTCCGGTCTGCTGCGGGATGGACGCGGCCTCGGCCTCGATCTCGTCGGCCCACTCCGCGAGCCGGTCGACGACGGCCCGTTCGGCGACGGTGCGCCGGATGTACACGCCGTCGCATGTGCCGCTGTCCTTGTGCTCACTGCACCGGAAGACGTATCCGTTCTTCCGGATGAGCACTCCCCCGGCGCCGCGCGTCGAGCTCCCCCCGATCGAGCAGGTACCGCCGCACCGTGCGCACCGCACAAGCCACGACAGGGCGTACGCGGGGGTCTGGCTGCGCGGCTTGCTCGCGGCTTCTTTGCGGCGCCGCTGGTACGCCTCCCATACCTCCTCGGCGACGATGACCTCTTGCGCCCCGGGGAGCCAGATACGGCGCATGCACTTGGCGGCGCGGTGGCTCGGCTCCTCCGGATCGGCCGGCGGACAGTCGCAGTCCTCGGGGTGCGTGCGAACGAATCCGGCGCCGAACCCCGAGTCGAGATAGCGGGTGAGGCCCGTCTGTTTCCACGGCTTGCCCCGGGTGCCGAGGTGCCCCTCGCGGCCGAGCCATAGGCATGCGGAGTTCATCGGCTCGCCGTCGGCAATGCGTCCGTACAGGTCGGTGACGACCAGACCGAGGCGCTCGTCGGGTACGTAGCGCTCGGCGTGAAGGGTGCCGTCCTCGTCGAGGCGGCGACGGTGCCAGACGTACCCCCAGCGCTGTCCGCCGGTCGCGGGCAGTCCGCGGCCGAGGCGGTTCTCGCGGGTCTCCTGCCACTGCTCGCCGATCCGGTCCGACTCGAACTCGGCGAACTTGAACGCCATCCCCTGTTGCAGCCGGCCGAACGCGGTACGGGTGTCGGCGGCCTCGGTCGCGGACTCCAGACGTCCCCCCGCGTGTTCGAGGCGAGCGAGGTTGAGCGCGTTGCCGTGGCGACTGCGGCCGAACCGGGAGTACCGCCACACGGCGATGCCCCGGGCCTGCTTCTCCTCGACCAACTTGAGCGCGTTCATGACCTTGCGCTTGAAGTTGCGGCCGGTCTCGTCGAGGTCCTCGACCCACTCCACAATGCGTTTGTTGTTGCGCTCGGCCCACGCCGTGATCGCGGCGCGCTGGATGTCCGGGGAGATCTTGTCTTCGTAGTAGGTGCTGACGCGGATATAACCGACGAACGGCTCGCGGTAGGGCTGCGAGCCGTTGAAGGTTGGTGGTGGGATCACTGTGCCTTCTGTTCGTGTCCGTCGTCGGCCCAGATCGGGACGTCGGCGTTCAGGGGGATTACGTTGTCCGGTCTCGTGTCGAGGTTGTCACCCGGTCCGGGTTCGCCGTGCCTGTTCTGGTCGAGCAGGCCGCGGGCTACGTGGTCGAGGGCTCGCATGTATCCGGCGGTCTCGGCCTGCTCTATCTGTTCCTGTTGGAGTTGGTGATACATCCGGGCATAGAGCGGTATGGAGAGCACTGCGCAGAGCAGGCCCGTGCGCGCAAGGGCGAGGTGGTCGAGGTAGGTGCCCAGTCCGCCGAAGAGGATTCCACACGCGAGAAACGAGTAGGCGAGGGTTCGGCGAACTGTCATGGGAGCGCTCTCTTTCAGTGTTCCGCGGTGCGTTGGGAGTCTTCGGGTGGGGGGGTGCGCTGGAGTGTCTGTGTCATGGCGAGGAACAGGCGCCGCTGTTGGGCGTCTGTGATGCCGAGTTCATCCGCGGCCTGGTCGGGCGTGATGCGTCGCGCGCCGGCGGGCGGGTTGTTTACGGCCGTAAGTTCGCTCGGGTTGAGGATTCCCGCGCGGACGAGCACCTCGCCGAGGGAGATATGAAGCGCCTCGGCGAGGCGGGCGAGGACTGCGGTATCCGTGGCGCCCTGGCCGGAGAGGATGCGGCTGATCGTGGCGCGTCCGATACCGGACTCTTCGGCGAAGCGACTTTGTCCGCCGCCTCGGATGCCGAGGTCAAATCCTCGGCTCTCTAGTTGCTGGCGGAGCCACAGCGCGAAGTCGGCGCGCGCGCGCTCGTCGGTGGGGGAGGTTCGTTCCATGGGTGGAACATACCGCGCACGGACGGAACCTGACCAGGTTATCGGGTAGTCCGGGCGCCCTCTTGTCTTGATTACAGCGCATTACTACCCCTGTCGCCCCTTGAAGCTCGAACGTTCGCTCGATTGTCTAAGCCAACAATGCGTGCGTCAAGCATGTACCCAAGGTGAACTTGCCGTGCACACCAGACCTCACACGTGAAGGAAGTGTGTTGTCAATGGGGTTGCCGTGATCGTCCAAGCGTGAGTAATGTTCCATCCGTGGACGGAAACAGGCCGTCCGCGGAAGGACTACAGCTATGTATGACCGAACAGTTCTAGTCACCGCCGCCCGTTCCATGGGCGACCACCGCCCCGTAGACCTCGCGAACCGCCTCGGGGTTGCACGCAACACCGCATGGCGCCTGTGGCACGGCCACACCGCGCCGTCCGCCAACCTCGCCGCGAGCGTCGAGCAGGCGTACGGAGTCAGCGCCCGTCAGCTCATCCAGCCCGCCCCCGAGCAGGCCGCCGTATGAGCGCTGTTTCCCTCGACGCCCACCGGGCCCGCAACCAGGCCGTACGCGGCGCCGCTCGCATCTGGCGCGCCGGCTGCGACCACATGGACCGCCTGAGCATCGCCGCCGCCGTCGAGGCCTGTTACAGCCCCGGCGGACCGGACCGGGCCGAGCTCGCCGCCCGCATCCGCGCCGACCGCGCCGCCCGCGCCGCGCACCGCGCCGCCGCCTAGCAAACGCAAAGAGGGGCCGCCCCGGATTGCGCCCGGGACGACCCCGCACGACCGCCCCACCAGAGAGGAACGATCGTGACCAGCACTCAGGCTACCCGCGTCCCCCGCGTCGCCCAGGCCCTCGCCGGCGTCGCCGCCGGCCGCCGCCACATCGTCCGCGCCGCCGTCATCGCCCGCCAGCTCGACGAAATCGCACCCGGCACCGTCCGCGTGCGGATCGTCCCCGTGTGGACGGACCGCGACGGAACCGGCCGCGTCCGCACGTGGGTTGCCCTCGACGACGCCCTCGGCGCCGCCGCCGGAACCCGCGAACAGCACCGCGCCGCACACGGCCTGATCACCCGTATGCACCCCGGGGCCGACTGGACCCGCCCCCACACCTACGACGTGCGCACCGGCGACCTCACCGTCGACGAGCCGTGCGCGCCGGCCGAGCTCACCGCCGAGGCCGCCCGATGATGACCCCTCAACTCACCGTGGAAGGCACCGCAGTTCAGCTCCCGATCCGGGGCCGCGCCGCCCTGCTGGTCGACGAGCTCGCCCTCGCCTACGCCGAGGACCCCGTCACCGTCGGGCACCTGCTCGCCGCGCACGCCGGGAGCGTGCTGCGCCAGGACTTCGCCGAGTGCTCGGAGACCGCGCCGGACCACGTGCGGGCCCTGCTCGCCGCCGAGGCCGACGGCACCCGCGAGGCCCTGCTCGACGCGTGCCCCAGCGACGGCCTGCTCGACGAGCGCCTCGACCCCGACGCCGCGATCACCCTCGCCACCCGCATCACCAAGCTCGCCGCCGCCATCCGCCGTACGCAGAACCGGAGTACCCGCCCGTGACCGTCACCGCCCTGCCCCTGCCCCCGTACGCCACCGCCGAGCCGATGACCGCCCCGGCCGCTCCCGCCGCGCCGCGGGTCACTTACATCCCCGCCCCGGTCGGCGCCCCGACGGAGGCCCCGCGCGTGTTCTCCGTCATCAACCAGGTGATGCGCGACGTGATGCCGGTGAGCAAGGACAAGACGAACGAGCAGCAGCGCTACAAGTTCCGCGGAGTCGACGACGCGATGTCCGCCATGGCCGGACCGATGCGCGCTCACGGCCTGTTCATCCTGCCGAGCATCGCCGACCACCACGCCGAGCGCCGCGGCGAGAAGATGACGCACGTCACCATCACCATGGCGTACTACGTGTACGGACCGGCGGGCGACTGCCTGCTCGCCGAAGTGCCGGGCGAGGCGAGCGACTTCGCCGACAAGGCCACCAACAAGGCCCAGTCCGCTGCACTCAAGTACCTCTTGTTCACCCTGTTCATGATCCCCGTGGACGGCCGCAGCATCGACGACGGGGACCGCGATCACCCCGTGGAGCCGACCCCCGAGCACCGCGCCGAGCGGGCCCAGCAGCGCCAGCAGCGCCGCCAGGGAGGCCAGCAGCAGCCGCGCCGCAGCAACCGGGCCGAGCCGGGCCCGTGGGAGCAGCAGGCCCCGCAGCAGCCCCGGCAGCGCGACTACCTCGCCGACGCGGGCAAGGCCAACAGCCCCGAGGAGTTCGCCAAGGTGCGGGCCGCCGCCCAGAAGGCCGGCGCCCCCGCCGAGTTCCTCGCCCGCCTCGACGCCATCGCGGCCGAGAAGCGGGCCGCCGCCCAGCAGGCCCCCGAGCAGCAGCCGCAGCAGCAGGCCCCGCAGGCGCCGCCGTCCGGCCCGGACCGCGCCGCCCAGGCCGCCGAGGAGCGTCTCCGCCTCGCCGCATCGCGGGCCGGTATGCAGAACCTCGACGCCCAGTTCGAGGCCGCATACGGGATGCCCATCGACCGCGCCGCCACGGCCACGCTCACCGCGTTCGCCGCGCAGATCGAGAAGGCGGACCAGAAGTGACCGAGTCCACCACCGAGCAGCAGGCGACCGCGCCGGACCCGAACGCGCTCCGCGACGCCGTCACCCGCAAGGCCGCGTTGAAGGCCCTGTATGACCAGATCGGCGAGGCCCTCGCCGAGGCCGGGACGGATGTTCAGTACCTGCTCAACCAGCAGTACAAGGCCACCGGCACGACCAAGGTTGACGCCCTGCTGCCCGACGGAACGCCGGTCGGATCGGTCACCCGCAAGGGGGGCGAGAAGGCCGCCGCCGTCACCGACGACGAGGCGTTCCGGGTATGGGTGCGCGACACCTACCCCTCGGAACACATCGTCGAGGTCATCCCGGTACACGTCCGCACCGGCGTGCAGCCCGGGTTCGTCGCGAAGGTCCTCGCCGAGGTCAACGCCGCCGGGGCCGCCCGCTACGCGGACCCCGCGACCGGTGAAGTGCACGACGTGCCCGGCGTCGAGTTGAAGCCGTCCCGGGCCGCCTCGCACCAGCTCAACTACCGCCGCGCCACCAAGACGGACCCGCGCACGGGCCGCGATCTGGTCGCGCAGGCATGGCGCGAGAGCGGCCTCGCCGCCCATGTGTTGCCCGCCCTGGCGCCGGCCGAGCCCGCCCAGGCCGCCGAGGACACCGCCGCTTAGAGCCACCGGCCCGCCCCGCCGCGGGGCGGGCCCGCACCCCCGAGAGGTACCGCAATGCCGCTCAACGAAGCCACCGTGGCCCGCCTCGCCGACCTGTTCCGCGAGGGCGCCACCAACCGCGCCGCCGCCCTCGCCCTCGGCATCGGCAAGGACACCGCCGCCCGCTACCGCGCCGCCCTCGGCATCGGACCGGCCCCCAAGCGCCTCGCCGCAAACCGCTCGGTGCTCAGCGTCGAGCAGAAGTTCATGACGTACACCCGGGCCGTCGAGGGCGGACACCTCGAATGGCGAGGCCGCCACCACAAGGCGCACGGCACGCCCGTGTTCACCCACCGCGAGCAGACCTACACCGCCCGATCCGTCGCGTTCCGCATCGCCCACGGCCGCGCCCCCGAGGGATACGTCACCGTCGAATGCGGAAACCCCGAGTGCGTCGCCCCCGCCCACGTCGACGACGAGCCCGGACGCACCCGCGCCCGCGCCCAGTTCGCCGCCGTCCTCGGCATCGCAACCGCCCTGGTCGAGTGCAGCCGCGGCCACGACGCGACCACCCACCGCCGCTACGACCGCGCGGGCCGCGCCTACTGCGGCACCTGCCACGCCGACGCCAAGCGGGCCCGGCTCGCCGTCGAAGGCGCCGCATGAGCACTTCCACCCTCGACCGCGCCGCGCACGTCCCCGGCCAACTCGACCACTCGCAGGCCGCGGGCCGGACCGCGTTCCCCCTTCCGGCCCGCCCGTGGAACGGCCTCACCGTCCTCGACGCCTGTTGCTGCGCCGGCGGAGCTGCGATGGGGTACTACCTCGCCGGTTTCGACGTCGTCGGAATCGACCTCGCCCAGCAGATGAACTACCCGTTCCCGTTCATCCTCGGCGACGCCGTCGAGTACATCCACGCTCACGGGCACGAGTACGACCTCATTCACGCCAGTTGGCCGTGTCAGTACGGCGCCGCGATCACCAAGGGCACCAACGCGCATCTACGCGAGACGTACCCCGACCTGATCGGGCCCGGCCGCGAGGCCATGCTCGCCGCGGGCCGGCCGTACGTGATCGAGAACCCGGACGCCCGCCCCGACGTCGTGCTGTGCGGAACGATGTTCGGTCTCCCGATCCTTCGGCACCGCAAGTTCGAGGCCGAGGGATGGTTTCCCCTCGCCATGCCCCACACCCGCCACCGTGGCCGCGTCCGCGGCTGGAGACACGGCAAGCACTACGAGGGCGACTACCTCGCCGCGTACGGCGACGGCGGAGGCAAGGCCACCGTCCCCGAGATGCAAGCCGCCATGGGCATCACGTGGACCGACGTACGCCACGAACTCACCGAGGCCATACCGCCCGCCTACACGCAGTTCCTCGCAGAGCAGGCCGCCGAGCAGATCCTCGCCGACCGGTACAGGAAGGCAGCGTGACGCGACCGCGCCGGCCACCGGCGCCCACCGTCCGCCTCGCCGTTCCCGAGCGCCCCATACCGGCGTGTGAGTACGGCAACCCGCGATGCGACGCCCGACCGGCACGCCCCTACCCGTGCGGATGGAAGTGCGACGAGCACCAGCCCGCCCGCACCACCCTCCGACCGGCCCCCGAACAGGAGTAGAGCCTCGTGACCCTCGACGCGTACGACTGGGCATGGAAACACGCCCGCTCGCGCGGTAATGCCCGGTTGGCCGTCCTCGCCGTCGCGGACAAGACGACCGGCCCCGACGCAACCGCGCGCCTCGGCCTCGCCGAGACCCGGGAGCGCCTCGGAGGAGTCGGGAAGGGCGTAGCAGTCAAGGCCCTCGCCGACGCCGTCGCGTCGGGTGATCTGGAGATCAGCGAGCCCGCCGCGGGCAGCCGCGCCGTCCTGTACCGCATCCCCGGAGCCGTCGGATACGCCCGCCGTAGTGGTCCGGATTACGGACCACAAACGGCCACCGCGGGGGGGTCCGGAATCCGGACCACTAGCGGCTACCGGTCCGGAATCCAGACCAGTAAGGGCACCCCTAGTGGTCCGGAATCCGGACCGGTAGCCCAGGAGCCCGAAGACGGTTTGTGGTCCGTAATCCGGACCGGTAGTGGTCCGGATTCCGGACCACATCACCCACCCATAGAAAGAATGAATGAAGGAGTGAGGGAGGGAGCCGCGCCGCTCGACCTCGCCGCCGGAGGAATCCCTCCGTTCGCTCGCCCCCTGGTCGACCAGATCACCGCGGCTGAGGTCTACGTCGGGTGGGACCTCACCGCGGGCGAGTGGCTCCGCCTCGACGCCATGGTGAAGCGCTCCGGCGTCGACATGCTCGCCCGGCACGCCGTGACCCTCGCCGCCCGCCAGGCCGTCAGCAGCGCCCGCTACTTCCTGCGGGCCTGGACGTCCCTCCCGCCGGCCCCGACCGCCGGCACCGTCGCCGCCGCCCCCGTCGCCCAGCCCGGCGGAAACGTCATCCCGCTCGACCGCGCCCAGCCCCGCGGACGCGCCGCCCAGTCCGCCGACCACCTCGCCGCCGCCCTCGCCGCCATGGAGGCCCAGCAGTGACACCCCGCGAAGTCGCCGCCCTGCTCGCGTACGTCGTCCGCCTCGACCCGCGCCTCGCCCTCGACGACCAGGCCGCCGCCGCCGAGCGCCTCGCCCAGTGGTCCGACCTGCTCTCAGACGTCCCCGCCACCGCCCACGGATGGGACGCCGCCCGCGTCGCCCGCGACTACATCGCCCGCAACCCGTACCGCATCCAGCCGTCCGACGTGTCCCGTCCGTGGCACGCCCACAAGGCCGACCAACTGCGGCGCCACGTCGGAACTTTCGAGCCGACCGCTCACCCGCACCTCGACCCCGACGACATCAAGGGATACCGCCGGGCCCTCGCCGCCGAGCGGCACGCCGTCGCCATCGGCCAGCAGGCCCCGACCACGCACCGCGCCATCACCGCGGGCCCGGCCGCCGCCGAGGTCGAGCGCCGCCTCGCCGAGCTCGGCACCTACATGCCCCGCACCATCGCCCAGGCCCTCGCCGACTACCGGCCCCGCCGCGCCGAGCGCGAGCAGCTCGCCACCGCCGGCCGAACCGACCCGCTCGACGTGCCGTGCCCGCACGAGCACTGCCGCGCCCCCCAGGGCGAGCCGTGCCGCAACATCCGCCGCGCCCCCCGCAAGACCGCCCACCCGTCCCGCCTCGACGCCGCCCAGGCCGCCGAGAACTCCCGACAGGAGACCGCCGCATGAACCCCAAGCGTCCCGACCGGGCCCCGCACAAGCGCCGCCACCACAGCGCCGACCACACCCAGAACACCAGCGGCTACCGGATCACGGGCAGTTGGAACAAGCGCCCCGACCGGCCCGCCATCCGCTCGACCCAGGACCGCCACCAGGCCCGCCGCATCGCCCGCGAAATGGCCCAGCAGGGCGCGTATGTGGTCGTCGAGCAGCACGCCGGGCACGGCCGGTGGCGGACCCTGTACGAGGTCGACGGGCCCGCCCTCGCCGCCGCCGTCGCCGCCGAGCTGCGCCAGGCCGAAGCCGCCCGCCGCGCCGCCGTCGAGGACGAGCAGCGCCGCCAGGCCGCCGCCGCCCAGACCGCCCGCGACCGCGCCACCATCGAGCGCCTCATGGTGCAGCCGCCCGTACCGCGGGACGCCACCGGCCGCGTCACCGCCCGCCACACGGCAGGAGCGTGACCCAGTGACGATCCCCCTCGCCGCCCTCGCCGTCATACGGGCCGCCCTCGAAGACGCCCCCACCGCCGAGATCCTGACGCGCCCCAGCTGGACCGCTCGCCGCCTCGCCGTCGCCCTCGAACGTGCCGGATGGGCCATCACCCCCATCGGCCACACCAGAGGCGCTCAGAAGCCCCCACAGGCCGTCTGACCTCACACAGACTCCGGGGTGTCCGGGGATTTACGCGGACACCCCGGAGAGTTATCGTCCGTCCATGGACGATCCATTTCCGTTCACGGAACGGATTTGTCCCCGGGCACTGACTACATCCAGCGGAGGTTACGAATGCGCCCCACCGTCGCCGAACGGTTCGCTCGATTCGTCAACACCGCCGGCCCCGTTCCGCTCATTCGCGGCGTACGCGGCCCGTGCCACCAGTGGGGCGGAAGCCTCGACAACGACGGATACGCCCGCTTCTGGCTCAACGGCCGCAACCGCCGCGCCTATCACGTCGCCTACGTCGCCGCACACGGCCCGATACCCGACGGCCTCGACGTCGACCACCAGTGCCGCAACCGCGCATGCGTGAACCCCGACCACCTGCGGGCCCTCACCCACCGGGACAACGTCCTCGCATCCGGCAACGTCGCCGCACTCCGCGCCGCACAGACCAAGTGCCACCGCGGCCACCCGTTCGACGAGGCCAACACCCACCGCCGCAAGGACCGCACCCGCCAGTGCCGCACATGCGCACGCGACCGCGCCCGAGCCCGCGCCACCACCCCCACCACCCTTGGAGAAGCCGCCTGATGTCTGGCGAAACCGTCATCACCTTCATCGGCAACGTCGTTGCCGACCCCGAGCTCAGGTTCACCCCGGGCGGCGCCGCCGTCGCCAACTTCCGCATGGCCTCGACGCCCCGCACGTTCGACAAGCAGGCCAACGAGTGGAAAGACGGAGACCCGATCTTCCTGTCCGTCGCCGTATGGCGCCAGCAGGCCGAGCACGTCGCCGAGTCCATCCGCCGCGGCATGCGCGTCATCGTCGTCGGACGCCTCACCCAACGCCAGTACGAAGCCACCGACGGCAGCAAGCGCAGCGCGTACGAGATCCAGGCCGAGGAAGTCGCACCCAGCCTGAAGAACGCCACCGCCACCGTCACCAAGGCCGGACAGAACAACGCCGCCACCTCGACCGGCGGATACGGCCAACAGCCCCAGCAGCACGGCGGATACGGCCAGCAGCAGCCCCAGGGCGACCCGTGGGCGACCAACGGCCAGCAGAACGGATACGGGCAACAGCCCCCGTTCTAGCGCCCCACACGACCGCGACCGGACGCCGCGCCGCCCACGCGCGCGAGCACCTCGACCACCCGAGACCAGGAGACCCGCACCGTGCCTACGCCCGAAGACATCGCCGCCGCCGTCAAGGCCCTCGCCGACGCCGGATCGTGTGGCTACGCCCTGCTCACCGGCCAGCCGTGCCCCGTCCACGACAACGGCGTCCCCGCACAGGCCACCATCACCGTCAAGCCGCAGCCGCTCGACCCCGAGCTCATGACGATCGAGATCGACTCACAGGGCATACCGCCGGCCGTCATCGCGCACGCGCTGCGCCAGGCCGCCGAGGAGCTCGACAAGAAGGCCCGCCCCGACGCCGTCAACGACGTGCCCACGGTCGGAGACCGGTACGTGAAGCGCGCCGCCCTCGACGCCGGCCGCATCGTCACCGTCACCCGCGTGTGGAAGGCCGACGACGGACACACCGCCGTGGCCTACCAGTGGCGTGACAACAGGCCCGGCCAGTCCGGGAGCGCGTGCCGCCTCGACGTCTTCCACCGCACCTACGAGCCCGCCACCCAGGCGCAGCGATGAACGGCCCCACCGAGGCCGTCGCCATCGCCGCCGCAGCCCTCGCCGCCTCGACCGCGCTCGGGACCTACCTCACCGGCCGCGACCCCGAGCGCGCACAGGCCGACCGCGCCCTACTGCGCCTCGCCCGCAACTCCAGCCGCAAGGACGCCATGATCCCCGCCCCCATCGCCAACGACGAACGCTCGCCCGATTGGTGCCACCGCCACGGATGCCACCGCAGCGCATGCCCGACCCCCGACTGACCGAGGACGGGGCGCCCCTGCTCGCCGGGGCGCCCCTCGACGCCGAGGCGTGGCGCGACCTCTACGACCGCGCCCGCCGCGCCGGCATCCCGCCCGGCACCCGCATAACCGCCACCCTCGCCCGCCAGCTCATGACCCCCGAGGAGCGCCCCTAATGGCCCGCAGACTCGTCAACGACGACCGCCAGATGTTCCGCGTCCTGGTCGTCGCCCGGCAGCGCCGCGACAACCCCAACTGGGAACGCGGCAACCTCGCCTCGCCCCGCTTCCTGTGGGACGGCCCCGAGCACACCAAGGCGTACGGCCCGTACAACACGCTCGGCGCCGCCCGCGGGCAGCTCACGTTTCACACCGTCGACGCTTACGGCGGACCGAAAGCCGGAGTCGTGTCCGGCCGCATCGAGCAAGCCGCCACCGTATGGACGCCCGTGGACACCACCCGCACCGAGGCCGAGGGGAACGCCCGATGACCCGCCGCACCATGGCCGAGCGCAAGCGCCGCGGAGCCGACCGCATCGCCCGCCGCGAGTCCCTGCTCGTCCTGCTCGCCCGCGCCCGCCGCGGCGTGACGCTCACCGACGCCGAGGCCGCGCTCCTGTTCGCCCACGTCGAGGTAGAACTCGCCGAGGCCGACGAGTTGCGCCGCACCGTGCAGGGACAGCAGACCGCCATACAGGTCATGGGCAACCGCGCCGAGGCCGCCGACGCCGTCATCGTCGAGGTAGAGCAGGACCGCGACCAGGTGCGCGCCGAGCTCGCCGAGCTCCAGGCCGCCGCCAGGCAGTCCCAGCAGCGCGCCCGCGTCGAGCGCTCCGCCCCGGACGCCGAGCACGCCGCCATGAACCGGCACCTCGACGGCATGCGCACCCGCGCCGAGCAGGCCGAGGAACACCTCGCCGCGTACGTCGACATCTTCGGCCCCGACGCCCCCGACGACTTTCACACCATGCAACACCGCGCCAAGCAGGCCGAGGCCACCCTCGACCGGGTCCGCGCCCTCGCCCGCCGTATGCGCGCCGGATCACCCCAGGGCGCAGCAGCCATCTACGCCGACCGCATCGAGCAGACCCTCGGCAGCCTCGGCGGCGAGCTCACCGCCAGTCAGGCCGCCGTACATGCCGCGTTCGCCGAGGCCGCAGACAGCACCGAGGCCCGCCTCGCCGAGCAGCAGCGCGCCCACGAGATCGAGCTCGCCACCGTCCGTCGCCGCGGCGACGGATGGAAGCGGCACGCCCTCGACGCCGACCACCGCGCCGACCGGTACCGCACCGCATGGTTCGCCGCCCGCCGCGACCGCCGCGCCGACCGCGCCGCCATGGCCGCCGAACTCCCGCTCGTCGAGGCCGGACGCGTCGCCCTCGACCGCGCCGACCTGCTCGCCGCCCTCACCCGATAGCCACCCCGCCCCGCCCGGTCCCGAAGGAGCCCAGCCCATGAGCGCCGCCGTGCACGCCATCCGACCCGACGCCGCCGACTACCTCACCCGCCGCCAGGCCGCCGACGACCTCACCGCGATACGCGAGCAGTGGGGCGACCTGCTCGCCGCCATCGAACGCCCGCCGGCCGCCGAGTGGCCGCCCCGCGAGACCCGCTCATTCCTCGACCGCGCCAACCTCGACGAGCACCAGGACGACGAGGAGCCGACCGGGCGCAGCCTCGGCCGTCTGCCGCTCACCATCCGCGAGCACCCCGCGCCGCTCGACCTCGCCGCCCTCGCCGCGGCCATCGACACCGAGCGCGCCCTGTTCGAGCTCGCCGACCTGCTCGCCGCCGCCGTGCAGCGCTCCGTACGCCGGACCCCGGCATACCTGAACATCGCGAGCCCCAGCGGCCGGACCATGCCGAGCGTCTCGCGCCGCGTTGTCGCCGACATGGCCGACCGCCTCGACCCCGCCCGATGGCAGTACCAGGCGCCCACGTCGCCCGGCAGCCGCGCGTACGGGCTCCATTGGGCCGCCGTGTGGATCGAGGGCCGCGTGTTGGGCGAAGACCTCGACCGCGGCCTGTTCCGGCCGCTCCCGGGCCGCCTGCTCGACGAGGCCGCCGCCGTGGCGCGCCGGGCGCGGGCCGACGTCGAGCGGGCCCTACAGCGCGACGGACGCACCGTGCACATCGACACCCCGTGCCCGTACTGCGGTGACAAGCTCACCGGCACCGCGCAGATGGGGGGCGAGCCGTTCGTGTGGTGCGCGCGGGGCGAGGCGTGCCCGGCTCCCGTGATCCTCGACCGCCGCCGGCGGATGTGGCGGGGCGCCGACATGGTCACTCTGTGGGTTGCGATGGACGCCGCCCGGAAGCGGGCCGAGGAGCAGCAGGCGTAACACCCGGGGCGTGTCGAGCAGTTGGGCACGCCCCTTTCCTCGAACCCCTTGTGAACTAGGTTCAGAACAGGGTACAGTCGGAGACATCAGCCGGACGTCACCCGGCCCGCCACACACGAGGGAGCAACCCCCATGGACAAGGTCTACGAGCGCATTGAGAACGGCGTCACCACTCACATCAGCATCCGCGAGGCCATGGCCGAGGTGAACGACGCGATGATCGGCCGAGTGGTCCGCGAGCGCCGCGTCCGCCGCATGTCCTCCGGTCGCACTCAGCACCACATCGAATACGCGGACGGCCGCGACGTGCGCATGACCCTGGTCGACGCGCCCGCCAAGGTCGAGGAAGGCAGCAACGGCCGCAAGGTCGTGACGGTCAAGGGCAAGCGGTACATCGTCAGCGAGATCACGCCGGCCCGACCCCGGACCGAAGGCGCAACGTCCTGGGTCCCCGAGGCATACCTGAGCTACTGGACGGAGCGGAACGGCAAGACGTTCGGAGCCACCCGCCACGCCTCCGCCAGCCGGAACCCGGGCACCGTCGGCCGCGCCATCTGGGACGCGGTGGCCCCGTAAGCGATCCGGCCCGCCCCGCCCGGGGCGGGCCCCCACCGGCCGGACGTCACCCGGCACACCACCCAAGGGAGCAACCCCCATGGACACTTACAGCGTTCGCGCCGCCCGCTCCAAGACCACCGGCCACTACCGCCGCCCCGGCACCCGGGCCCTGTTCTGTGGCCGCCCCGCCGGCGCCCCGAACACCCAGTTCGCCACCCTCGCCGGATGGAAGCTGTGCGCCCGTTGCGTCAAGGCCGAGGCCGTCGACCGCGCCGAGGCCGAGGCCGTCGCCGAGGCATGGCTCGACCAGCCGACCGCCGCACCGCTCACGGCCGCCGACCAGGCCGCCGACCGCTACATCGCCCGCAACCACCCGCACGTCGCCGACCTGCTCGACCTCGCCGCCGCCGAGGACGAGGCCCGCTACGCCGCCGCCCTGGTCACCGAGGCCGAGGCCAACGACGGCACGTGGCGTGGCCAGTGGATCGGCGACCGCCCCACCGACACCCTGTTCACCCTCGACACCCCCGCCGAACAGGGCGCCCTTTTCGCGTAACCCGACCGGCCCGCCCCGCCCGGGGCGGGCCCCCACCGAACGACAGGACACGAGGACATGAGCAGCGACGAGCACCAGGCCCCCGAGCAGCAGGCCCGAGACATTGAGGCCCTGCTCGCCCGCGCGCGCCTCGCCGACCGGCCGCCCATGACCCCGGCAGACAAGCTCCGCGCGCAGACCCTCGCCGCCATCGCCCAGTTCGAGCGCGAGAACCGCGCCGCCGTCGAGGCCGGCCGCGACCCGTTCGAGCACGTGCGCCACATCGCCGACGACTACGCCGCCGCGAAGGGCGACGCCGAGCAGCTCGCCGACTACCTCGACCGCCTCGGCCCCGAGCTCACCCTCGCCGACGTCCGGGCGCTACGCCTCGCCGCCCAGGCCGCCGCCGACATCACGCCGTGGCTCATCGAGCAGGCCGCCAGCACCGGGACGAAGGCCCCCAGCATCGCGACCGAGCTCGGCGTCGCCGAGTCGTACGTCTACCGGATCTTGCGCCAGCGCAACCAGAAGTAGCCCGCACACAGACGCGGGCCCGCGGCCGGTGACGTCACCACCGGGCGGGCCCGACTAACCACGGGAGCAACCCCCATGGCCAACACCAACCCTACCGGCCCCCTCGACCGCGTCACCCGCCGCGCCACCGTGCGCCGCCTCGCCGACGAGGGCAAGTCCAACCGCGCCATTGCACGCCAGTTGGGCGTAGGCAAAGACACCGTGGCGCGCGACCTCGCCGCCACGCCCGCGACACCTGCGCCGGACACCGCGCCACAGGATGCGACACCCGCCCCGACCAGCGGCGCACGCCCCGCGCCACGGCTCCTGCACCCGCTCGACCCGCGGCTCATCCAGGATCTCAACGTCCTCGCCGACCCGCGCACCGGCGCACTCCCCGCGCCACTCCTACGCGCCATCCGCGCCGCAGCCGACCACCGGCGCGCCCAGTGGCTCGCCGACCTGGCGCGCCGCGAGCAGGCCACCAGATGAGCGCCGACCGGTCGCGCCGGCCGTCGCGCGCACCCGCTTGCGCCGTTATCGATCCGTGACCTACAGTTGGCCGCGTCTCCGCCGTGCCCACAAACAGGCACCGCGTCACACAGACCGAGCGCCCCGCCGAACCCCCCCACGGCGGGGCGCTCGCATGCCCAGGGAGGTGACCGCCCATCGCCGCCCGCCCCATCGACGCCAAGGACCGCGCCGCCGTCCGACGACTGCACAAGCAGGGCAAGACCCGCAACGACATCGCCCGCGCCATCAAGCGCAGCCCCTCGACCGTGACGAAGATTGCGAAGGAGCTCGGCCTCACGTTCGAGCGGGGCGCCGAGGTAGTCGCCGCCACCGAGGCCCGCCGCATCGACCTCGCCGCGCGCCGCGTCGCCCTCGCCGAAGCACTCCACGAGGACGCCGAGCGTCTCCGCACCCAGCTATGGGCGCCGTGCGTCCACGGGGCGTTCGGAGGCAAAGAGAACGTGTGGTCACAGGTCGACCTCGACCGGCCCCTGTTCGCCGACCAACGCAACATCCTCGCCGCGACCGGCACCGCCATTCAGCAATCGCTCAAACTCCAGCCCGCCGAGGGCCGCGAAGGGTCCGACGAAGTGCGCAGCATGCTCGGCGCACTCGGCGAGGCACTGACACAGGCCGCCGCGGACACGGACGACGACGGGGGCGCCGACGGGGGGTGAGCCGGTGCTCGACCTCGACCGGTTGCCCCTGTCCCGTAAGCAGCTCACCAGCATCGGCCGCGCCACCGCGCGCATCAACCTGTGGCACGGGTCCGTCCGGTCCGGCAAGACCATCGCGAGCCTGCTCGCGTTCGTCATCGCCGTCGCCACCGCGGGCCCGTCCGGGCTCATCATCATCTGTGGCCGGTCGCTCCAGACGATCGAACGCAACTGTCTCGAACCGTTGCAGGACCGCGCCCTGTTCGGGCCGCTCGCCAAGCACATCGTCCACACCCGCGGCGCGACCACGGCCGTCATCCTCGGCCGCACCGTCCACCTGATCGGCGCCGCCGACGCGCGCGCCGAGGGCCGCCTCCGCGGCCTCACCGCGCAACTCGCGTACTGCGACGAGGCAACCCTCATGCCCGAGGGTTTCTGGACGCAGCTACTCGCCCGCCTGTCCGTCCCCGGGGCGCGCCTGTTCGCCACGACGAACCCCGACTCGCCGCGCCACTGGCTGAAGACCGGGTATCTCGACCGCGCCGCCGAGCTCAACCTCAGAGCCTGGCACTTCAAGCTCGCCGACAACCCGAGCCTGTCGCCCGAGTACGTCGCCGACCTCGCCGCCGAGTACGTCGGCCTGTGGCGCCGCCGCATGATCGACGGCGCATGGGTGGTGGCCGAGGGCGCTGTGTACGACATGTGGGACGAGTCCCGGCACGTCGTCACCGAGCTCCCCCCGATGCGCCGCTACTGGGCCGGTATCGACTACGGCACGACCAACGCCACCAGCGTGATCCTGCTCGGTCTCGGCACCGACGACCGCCTGTACGCGTGCGCCGAGTGGCGCCACGACAGCCGCGCCGCCCACCGGCAGATGACCGACGCCCAATACTCCGCCGCGATACGCCAGTGGCTCGCCACGTGGCGGCACCCGAGCGAACAGACCGCCGGCGTCACCCCCGAGTGGGTGTTCGTCGACCCGTCCGCCGCGAGCTTCAGCACCCAGCTCTGGCACGACGGACTACCGGGCCTCGCCCGCGCCAACAACAACGTCCGCGACGGCATCCGCAGCACGGCCGCCGCTCTCGCGGGTGGCCTGCTCTACGTCCACGAATCGTGCGAGGGCCTGCTCGGCGAGCTCCCCGGTTACTCATGGGACCCCAAGGCGACCGCCCGCGGCGAGGACGCCCCGATCAAGGCAGACGACCACAGCGCCGACGCGCTGCGCTACGCCGTGCACTCCACACAGCACGAGTGGCGGCACCTGCTCACCAACCACCGAGACCAGGAGGTGACCGCCCGTGGCACTGCCGGCGGATAACACGGCGTGGCCGCCCCCGGAGTGGGCCGACCACTACAGGCGCATGGCGCTGGACGACGCTTGGTACGCCGGCGACCGGCGCCGCCTCGCACGGCTGTACAGCCACCACACGCCGCCCGCGGAACGCAGGTTCAAACTGTGGGGACGCCGCTCCCAGGCGCAGCAGCACGGCCGCCGCGACCACCGTTTGCACGTCCCGCTCCCGGGCGACATCGCCTCGACGTCCGCCGACCTACTGTTCGCCGAGATGCCCGCCGTGAAGGTCACCGACACGACGACACAGCAGCGCCTCGACGACCTGCTCGACCGAGGCCGCATGCAACAGACGTTGCTCGGCGCAGCGGAGCAGGCCGCCGCCCTGTCCGGAGTGTTCCTGCGGACCACGTGGGACCAGACGCTCGCCGACTAC